CTACAGCCAAAGAAGACCTTAAGTTACGGCAAGCAAAGAAGAATGGCTTTACCAGTGATGCTGAAGAGTTTGCAGCACTTGAGCAAATAAAACAAGCAGAAGACGAACTCAGAGAATTAATGCAGTATTACGGGAGAGCTGGCTTGTGGGATGACTTCGTTAAGTTTCAAGCAGAGGCTCGCAAGGCTAGGCTTTTAGAGCGTAACGAGAGGATTACAAAGATTAATAAACGGTTGCAGTATATAAGTATTGTTGTTGCTAGCTGTCTTGGACTCATTGGCTCTTATGCTATTTTTGTAATAGCCAGTGCGGTTTTAGGGAATTAATATGTGGCAGTTATTAATCGGATCGGTAACTGAATTAATCGGTGGACACTTCAAGCGCAAATCTGAAGAGAAGCAAGCACAGCATGAACGTAAGCTAGAGGTCATTAAGCACGAGAGCAACTGGGATAACATCCAAGCAACTAATGCAGGTACGTCTTGGAAGGATGAGTGGTTTACGTTGTTGTTTTCTGTACCTCTTATCATGGCGTTTGTACCAGAAATGGTACACATTGTCAAAGAAGGTTTTCAAGTGCTAGAAGGTATGCCAGATTGGTACAAAGGATTCTTAGGTGCAGCTGTAGCAGCTAGCTTTGGAATAAGAACACTGAGCAAGTGGGGGAATAAATAGTGTCAATACGTGGAATGTTTGCTCCATACTTAGGAGTTCCTAATACGCAACAGACTGCCCCTACTGTTAGTGATTATACTTTTGATTTTTCAAATATTGATTCAAACGACTTAGCTAACTTAGATTTGTCTGGTTTAAATCTTGAAGCTATTAACATCCCAACGTATAATCAGGTTAACGCAGCTTTAACAGGCGGTTCTGTAGCTCCTTCTAATATAAACGAATTAATAAATCTATATAACCAACAAGTAAATTTATTATCTAGCGTAGGGACGTTAGAAAATGTTGACATTGATGATCGTCCTTACTGGTATAACACACAAATATCTGGAGCGTTAGCTAATCCTTTAGGAGTATCTGGAGAACAGTTTAGAGCTGCCTCTGGATTACCTGATTCGTTTTCTATTTATGATTCAGGTCAAGGGATCAACCAGCAAAACGCAGAAGCGGCTCTTAGTTTATTAGCAAACTCTGAAGACCCAACACAAGCTCTATCTCAATACTATGGAATTGATTTTCAAAGAGCAGAAAACCCTGACGCTAATTATACCAACGCGTCTAAATACGGGGCTGACTCAACTAGACTGTCTGAGTTTCAATCTGTTATTGAACCCGTACTACAAAAAGTAATTCCTTACATTCAGCTTACTCAAGGTCTACGGTACGATGATGCTTTAGAGTATGCTTATAAAAATGATCCAATGATTTCTGCACTTTACAATCAGTACGGTGTTGATTTATTTAGACAGACTGATGATGGATCTACTTACTTCTTTGACCCTATTTCAGGCACAGAGTCACGCACCATTGAAGTTAAAAACTCTGACTTTCGTGATGTAGGTCTTGCTTTAACAATAGCAGCAGCAAGTGCAATATTAGGTCCAGCAATAGGAGAAGCCTTAGGAGGAACAACTTTAGCAAACGCAACAGGAAAAGCCTTAGCCTCTGGCTTTCAAACAGTAGCTTCTGGTGGTGATTTTAATGATGTTTTAAAATCTATGATTACTGCTGGAGTAGCTGACTACGGTTTATCACAGCTTGCTCAAAACGTAGATTTACAAAACACTTTAAATGAGTTTGGTGAAAAGTTTGGGATTGGTACTGAAATTAGTTTATCAGGAGAATACACTACACTAGCTGATGGTACAATAGTTTTAACAGAAACTATGGGAACTAAAGGAAACTTAGGAGACTTGTTAGCGGGTGTTGCAGACGCTATGCAAAATCCTTCTAGTTGGACTCCCTCTTCAATAGAAGAAGCTAATATAATTTGGAATTTAGCTGGAGAGGCTGTTACATCAGGAGGGTCTCTTGTTGGGCAGGGTGGTTTAACCGTAGGTACTTTTTATGACTTACTAAAAACAGCTTACGGTGTTTACAGGGATTCAAACCAACCACCTCCTAAGCTACCTAATGACTTTACTATAACGTTTGATCCTGACACTAACGATCCTATTATTATTGACAAAGACGGTAATGCTATTGTTGGCATACCTCAATCAGAAGACGAAAGAAAAGACAAAGATGGCGGTGGTGGAGGGCAGTCTGAAGCCGCTAAAGATGCAGCAGCTACTGAAGCCGCTAAAGATGCAGCAGCTACTGAAGCCGCTAAAGATGCAGCAGCTACTGAAGCCGCTAAAGATGCAGAGACTGCTAAAGATGCAGAGACTGCTAAAGATGCAGAGACTGCTAAAGATGCAGAGACTGCTAAAGATGCAGAGACTGCTAAAGATGCAGAGACTGAAAAAGAAGACAAAGAAAGCGGAGGCATGACCGAAGCTGAAAAAGATAAAGCTGCAGAAAAAGCTAATAAAGAAATGCAAGCTGAAGAAGAAAGAGAAGACAAAGAAGCTGAAGCTGCTAGAAAAGAGGCTGCTAACGACAAAGAGAGATATACTGTTATTGAAATACTTGATGACGGTACAAGAATAGTAAGAGATAATAAAACAGGTAGAATTTTTAGAGCCAGTCCTACAGATGAAAGAATTAAGGGTGTTGATTATGATTTTGAAGATCCTAATGAAGATCCTTTTAAAGACACTACAGAAGACACAACAGCCGAACAGCTAAAAAAAGAGGGCGAAGAAACTACAACTAAGGAAGCTGAAGCAACTGAAAAAGAAGCTGAAGCAACTGAAAAAGAAGCTGAGGCAACTGAAAAAGATACTGCTGAGCGTGTAGTAAAAGAAACTGAAAAAGAAACTAAAGACGCTAAAACTGAGCAAAATAAAAAGGATGCTGAGACAGAGCAGACTAAAAAAGAAGAAGAAAAAGAAGCAGAAAACACAGCTAAAGAAAAAGAAGAAAAAGCTGAAAAAGAAGCTGAAGATGATACAAAAGACGCTGAAGAAGAAAAGTCTAACAAAGAAGCTGAGGCTACTAAAAAAGAAATTGCAGCTGCTGCTGAAAAAGAAATTAAAGATAAAGAAGAACAAGACCAGAAAGATAAAGAAGAACAAGATCAGAAAGACGCTGAGACTGAAGTAAAAACTAAAGAAGCTGAGGCTTCTGAGAAGGAAACTGAAAGGTCAGAAAAAGAAGCAGAAGCTACTGAAAAAGAAACTGAGAAAGAAACTAAAGATGCTGAAGAACAGAAAACTAAAGATTCTGAAACGTTAGAAAAAGAAACTGAAAGCTCTGAAAAAGACTCAGAATCAGCGAATAAAGAAGAAAATGCAGCTAAAGAAGAAGCCATAGATAAAGAATCACAAGGCGAAAACAATTACGATGAGCCTATAGGCGGTAAAGATGGTGAAACCGAAATTGAAATAGCTAATGATCCTTCTAAGGATGGAGAGACTCAAGAAGAGATTGTCAACGGAAAAGATGGTGAGACTGAGTTAGACATTGCGTTGGATGCTTCTAAGGACGGTGAAACCGAAGTTGAGAAACTTAGTAAAGATGGTGAAACTCAGGAAGAGATAGCTAACGACCCTTCTAAAGACGGAGAGACTCAGGATGAGCTTGTTAACGGAAAGGACGGAGAAGAGCAACTCTCTCAACAAGAAATAGATTCTAAAGACGGTGAAGTTGCTAAGACTCTTGTTGGTAATAAAGATGGAGAACTTGAGCTATCTCAACAGGAAATAAATTCTAAGGACGGAGAGGCTGAGTTAGAAATATTTAGTAAAGATGGAGAGACTGAGTTTGATCTAGCTAATAATCCCTCTAAGGATGGCGAAGATCAATTATCTCAACAAGAGTTAGACTCTAAAGATGGTGAAGTAGAAACTACGTTGCCTGACGGAACATCTAAAGATGGTGAAGTAGAAACTACGTTGCCTGACGGAACATCTAAAGATGGTGAAGTAGAAACTACACTGCCTGACGGAACATCTAAAGATGGTGAAGTAGAAACTACACTGCCTGACGGCACGTCTAAAGATGGGGGTAGTGGTAACGGTAACGGTAACGGTAACGGTAACGGCAATGGCAACGGTACAGGCTCTGGAAGGGGAACAGGTATGTTTGGTGTTGGAGGAGGCGGTCGCTCCTTTACTCCACAGCCCTTCATGGCATCTATCTCATACGACCCACAACTACTAACGCCTTATATGCCACAGACCTCTAAAGATTATTTAGCTGAATTATTAGCGAGATTACAACAATGACATATTTACAACTGGTCAACAAAGTCCTAACAAGACTGCGAGAAGAGAACGTCAGCACTGTTAGTCAAAACGCTTACTCAGCTTTAATAGGTGAGTTTGTTAATGATGCTAAGCAGTTTGTTGAGGATGCTTGGGATTGGTCAGCACTACGCACAACACTGACTCTAACAACTACAGCTAATATCTTTAACTACACGCTTACTGGTAGTGGTAATCGTATTGAGATACTGGATGTTGTTAATGATACCTCTAACTTCTTTCTTAAGTACAAAGAGCAGCATTGGTTTAACAACACTTTCCTCAATAACGAGCCAGCTAAGAGTTCTCCAGCGTACTACACATTTAATGGTGTGGACAATAATGGTGACACTGCTGTTGACATCTATCCTATTCCTAACGGTGTTTACTCTATCAGGTTTAACAGCATACTCAGAACTCCTGAGCTATCTTCAGACACTGATCAGGTAACTATTCCTACTCTACCAATCATTCAATTAGCTACAGCGTTTGCTGCTAGAGAGCGTGGAGAAACTGGAGGAACTGCAGCAGCTGAGTTGTTCGCTATTGCTGATAAGTCTCTTAGCGATGCCATTGCTTTAGACACCAGCAAACACCCTGAAGAAATGATCTATCGGGCGGTATAACTATGGCTCAAGAGCTACAGAACATTGCTATAAGAGCGCCAGCCTTCAAAGGACTGAACACACAAGACAGTCCTATTGATGGTGATCCTTCGTTTGCTGCTGTTGCTGACAACTGCGTCATTGACAAGTACGGTAGGATTGGTGCTCGTAAGGGTTTTAATACTCTTACTACTGACGTTACAGCTCTTGGTGGTAACTCTATAGAGTCCATCAGTGAGTTCGAGAAAGTAGATGGTACTAGGACTGTTGTGTCTGCTGGTAACAACAAAGTCTTTACAGGCACTACAACACTGACAGACATCACAGCTGCTCACACAATCACTGATAACGATTGGCAGATGCTATCGTTTAACAATGCCTTGTATCTTGTGCAGCGTGACTATGAGCCTTTGGTGTACAACGGTACGTCTTTAGTGGCTATCTCTGCACACACTGGAGCAGCTGGTACAGCCCCAGAAGCTAACTGTGGCTTAGCAGCCTTTGGTAGACTCTGGTTAGCTGACACTACCACAGACAAGTCTACAGTGTACTGGTCAGATCTATTGATTGGTGCAGCATGGAGTGGTGGTACGTCAGGCTCTATCAACCTGTCCAAAGTGTGGCCTGATGGTTATGACGAAATAACAGCACTAGCAGCACACAATGGATTGTTAGTTATCTTTGGTAGACGCTCTATTGTTATTTACGTAGGCGCTGAGTCACCTGCTAACATGGAGCTACAAGACACTATCAACGGTGTTGGTTGTATTCAGCGAGACTCTGTACAAAACACAGGCAGTGATTTGTTGTTCTTGTCACACTCTGGTGTACAGTCGCTGGGTCGTTTGATACAAGAGAAGTCTTCACCTCTGCGTGATATTAGTTCAAATATTCGTGAGGACTTAACAGCTCTGGTTGAGGCTGAGACAGGGTATGTAAGAAGTGTATACTCTCCAGAGAATGCCTTCTACTTGTTGTATTTACCTGACGCTAACATTACTTTTGCTTTTGATACAAGAGGTGCTTTAGAGAATGGAGCGCTTAGAGCTACTCGGTGGCCTGACTCACCCTTTAAGTGTTTTGCTAGAGCTGATGATGGTACTGTCTACGTAGGATCTGTTAACGGTGTTGGCGACTACTCAGGCTATCAAGACAACGGAGCTGCCTACAACCTACGATACTACAGCAACCCTCTAGCTTTTGGAGACCCTAGTAGAATTAAGTTTGTAAAGAAGATAGTACCTACTTTTATTGGTGGATCTTCAACAACAGCATTTGTAAAATGGGGTTACGATTTTAATGAATCTTATTCTACATTTCCTCAAGATATTGCAGCCTTCTCTCCAGCAGAGTACGGAACAGCTGAGTACGGCATAGCAGAATACAGCAAATCTTTTGTGGCTGTACTAAAGAAAGGCATCAACGCTTCTGGTCAGGGCAGTGTCGTGACTATTGGAGTTGAAGTAGAAATAGATCAAGAAGAATTTTCACTACAGGAATTTAATATTCAAGCACTACTTGGAAGGATGATATGAGCAACTATACTAAACTTGTTGACTATGCAGCTAAGGACAGCTTGCCTAGCGGTAGTGCTGGTAAGATCGTTAGTGGTACAGAAATTAACACAGAGTTTGCAGCAATTGCAACAGCTGTAAACAGTAAGGCAGACAAAGCGTCTCCTACATTTACAGGTACTGTAACTATGGCAGCACTGACTACTACAGGTGCTGTAACTATGGCAGCACTGACTACTACAGGTGCTGTAACTATGTCAGAACTGACTGCTACAGGTACAGTGACTATGACGATTGACGGAGGAAGCTACTAATGTCAGCTACTTTTGGAGATATTTTTGGAGACCTAAGTTTAGGAGGTCTGTTAAGTACTATTATAACAGGCGCTGGCTACACCGATCAGCTCAAAGATTTAAAGACGTTTGGTCAACAGGCACAACTGGGCGCTGAAAGAATAGGTCAGGATGCTGCTGAAGCTACTCGGTTTCAACCATTTACTGTAATGAGTGGAACAGGTGCGGGAGTAACCACTACTCCAGAAGGTGGCACACAGCTTAACCTATCTCCTCAAGAGATGGCTCTGCAGAATCAGTTGTTTGGCGGTGCAGGACAGTTCTATCAACAAGCACAAGCTCCTATTGCACAGACTGAACAGGACATCTTCAATCGTCTAATGCAGGTAGCAGCCCCTGAGCGTGAGCGTGACCGTCTTGCTCTTGAGGAACGCTTAGCGGCTCAAGGTAGGCTTGGAACGTCCTCAGCAGCCTATGGTGGAGCTACACCGCAGGAAATGGCTTTAGCTAAAGCACAACAAGAGCAAATGAATACTTTAGCTCTACAAGCTCGTGAGCAAGCACTAGGAGAACAAAAGCAGTATGCTGATATTGGTCAGGGTATGCTTGGTTCTGCTTACGTTCCACAGGCTGCACTGCTTAATGTCCTTGGACAAGGTCTTGGCGTTGCTGGTTTGTCTGATGTTGCACGTAGACAAGCGGCTATGTTGCAATCAGAAGGTCAAATGGCTGGTCTTGATGCTAACTTACAAGCACAGCTTGCAAGAGGTAACTTAACTGGTCAAGGTCTTGCAGCTCTTGCTAGTGCTTTAGGAGGTAGTCAGCAAGCTAAGACAGGACTCTTAAGCGGAATAACTACTGGAGATGCTTGGGACTTTTTAAAAGATTTGTGGCCGTTTTCTTAAGGAGACAATAACATGGCATTAAGATTTTCAAGTGGTCTTCTTACAGGACTCCAGCAGTACGGTCAAGGCGGTGGAGCAATCCCTGCAGACCCTCGCCAGCGTGATGCAATGCAAGCAGCTGGAGTAACTAATCCGTTACTGCAGCAGTTTGGCAGAGGCTTGGGAGGTATGCTAGGTACGGAGATGCGTAGTCCTGCTGCTATCCAAAAAGAGCAAGCTACTATGCAGAGTCAACAGGCTCGTTCTATTTTAGGTCAATATACAGGAGCTACCCCAGAACAACAATTAGAGCTTTCAAGAGAACTTCTTAAAATTGAAGGATACGAAAAGCAAGCGATTGAGTTAGCAACCCAAGCACAACAAAAAATAAAAGAAAGAGAAGAACAAAAGAATACAGTTAAAACTAACGAAGATCTGGCGACATCTGTAGAAAAAGCTGGAGAGGCTGAGCTAGCTAATCAAATAAGGGCTGGTAGACAAGAAGCTATAAAACAAGGCATAAAACTAATCAGTGAGCCAACTTTTAGCGTAACTCCTAAAGGAGATGTTGTAAATCGAAGAACAGGAGAGTTTGCAAGAGCTTCACAAGAAACAGAAGGCATGACTCAAACACAAAAAGCAGCCCTTCTAAAAACTGCAAACACACTATATGAAGGTGAAAACTTAGAAAGTGTTATCGCTAACATAGAAGCTGGAAACATTAAAGATGCTTCATCTTTTAAAAACTACATAAAACCCCTACCTCCTGTGCCTGAAGGGGTAGATATTCCAGTTACAGTAGAAAAAAAGGCTATGGAGTATGCAGATAGAGGTGCAAAGTCTTTATTGTCTTTAAACAACATTGACACTGTTCTATCTACAGCAGCTTCTCAAGGTATTTTTGACTCTTCTGGTGGTATTGTAGCTGATGTCAAAAAAGCAACTTTAAATTTTCTAGGTCTTCGAGATACTGAGCTTAAACTAAGAACATCAGCTACTAAAGAAGTCAATACTGAAGTTATTAACAGCTTACCTCCGGGGGTTGCCTCTGACAGAGATATTGAGATTTTTTCAAGAGGATTTCCTCCTGAGAACGCAACACTAGAAGAAGTGTTTGAGTATCTTCAAGCAGCTAGAAAAATACACGCAGCAACAGCTGATAATGCTTTGATGTTTGATAGACATATGCAACAACAAATAAGCAGAGGGCAGCAACCTACTAGTATTGGCTTTTCTCTAAAGCAAATAAACTATAATGGAGCTATTCAGTTTTTAAGAGACTCTACAGCTAACGCAGAAAGTCAAGAAGAAAAACAACAACTCTTAAACCAGTTTACACAAGCTTTTGGTTTTATTCCTACAGAGTTTAGATAATATAGGTTACTAAAATGGCAAAGAGTATTTATACAAATAGTGAATTGGATGAAACAAATCCTTTTTACTATGCTGCGACTAATCAAGTAAACCCTAACAATTTATTTTACAGTTACTCTCGGTCTCCTGAACAAACAGCAGAAGACGATTACGCTACCGAGGTTAAAACTGTAGTGGATTCTGTAGACAATAATACTTGGGATTGGAACGATACACTACTTACTGCTCGGTCTTTTGTAGATGGTCTTTGGTTAAACAAAGCAGAAGAAGTGGGTAGTTGGGTTTCTGCTGCTACTTTTAAACTTCTTTATCCTGATCTTGCAGGAGATCAGTCAGTTTCTGGCATACGCGCTGAAATGTTGCAGAGTTTAGAGGCAGAGTCTGCACAATTTAGAGAAGAACGTCCAGTAGCTTCAACAGTTGCTAATGTTGCTGGTGCAGTTGTTTCTCCTGTTTCTATTGCAACGGGTAAGGGTCTAGCACAGGCTTCCAACTTGCGAAGAGGAAGTCAGCAGCTTGCTTCTCAAGCTTCTGCACAAACTGTGCTTCGAGGTGCTGGGGCTGCTGATGAAGCTGCTATGGCTTCTCAACAACTCGCACAGCAGTATTCAGGTCTTAGTCCTCGTCTATACGACATCGTAACAAAAACCCCAACTCCTGTTCTTGGTTCAGGAGCTGCGTTTGCTGAGGGTGCTGTCATAGGTTATGAGGGAGAAGACAAAATACAAAACGCTGTAACAACAGGAGCTATTTCTGCTGTAGTTCCCTTTGCTTTTGAAGGAGCTAAGTATGCTTTAAACGCTCCAATTAAAGAGAGAATAGCTCAACAGTTAGGGGAAGGACGCGACTTTGTTAACTTGATGTTCACAGACCACCCACTAAGAGGTGTTTACCAACATCTTGTTGGAAAAGCTTTTGGAGGAAGGTCGTTAACAGAACAACAAACTAGGGCTTTTGCTTCTCGAATTGCTTCATCAACATCGCTTAAAGAAAAAGGCGTTGACTTAGCTGCAAAAGCTAAAGAAGCTTTAGAGAGGGCATCTCGTGTTTTAGTAGGAGACGAAAGGTCAGCAAAAGAAGCGGCAGAAGCTCTTAAAAAGAATAGGGAATTAGAGTTAACAGGAAACAACTTAGTTCGTAGAGACGAGCTAGATGACCTGAGTAGGTCTCGTATTGAAGACTTAGAAAACACAACAAATAAAGCAAAGGAAGAGCTTGAGTACATTGCTGTAAAAGAAGCTGACGCTGCCGTAAATGCGGCACAGGCGGGTTTTAGAGCTACTGCTATTACTTCTGCTTTGCCAAGAGAAGTTCCTAAGGATGTTGCAGATGATATGCTTACGTTATCTCCTCAAGATGCCCTAAAAGCTTTAGACGGTTACTGGAAAGAATATGGGTTTAAATCTGCTAAATCTAAATCTTTTCAAATAAGTGTGTCAAAAGTAAGCGATAAAATTAAAAGTTTACTTGACAATAACGAAGAAGCTTACTTTGCTTTAAAGCAATCAAACTCTCTTAACACGGCTGTTGAGTTTACTAATAGAGTTTTAAACAACTCTGTGAGTAAGGGTAGAATATCAGGAGAGGATTTAATAAACTTAAGAAGTAGAATAGGAACTCTTCTGAATGATATATCAGAAGATAAAACTGTTGTAAGAAATTATGTCTCAGATATACAGAAATACTTTGATGATATAATAGAGTCTCAACTGAAAAACCCCAAGGCTAAGGCAGCTTTTTTAGCAGACCGTCAAACATGGGCTACTAAAAAAACAGTAGAGGATGCTGTTGCTAGGGCTACAGGAGCAAATAAAAACGTGCAGGGAGCTTTTAGTCCTGATGATTGGATTGCTGCTTCCAAACAAAACAGTAAGTATTTTGCAGCTAGAGGGCTATCTCCTCTTCAACAAGAAGCTCAAAACGTAGCCCTGCTTTCAAAGCAAAGAGACAGTCAGATTAAAACACTAGCAGAAAAAAACGCTAAACGTCTGGTGAGCGAGGTTAGAAAAAACATAAGAACAGAAAAAATTAACTTAGCTAAAAGAAAAAAGAAAATAGCATTAGAGCAAACAGCTGAGTTAAAAAGAATAAACGAAGATTACGCAAAGACAGCAAAGACAGCAACAGACAGAAGACTACTAGAACAAAGAAAAGCAGAAGCGCGAGCTAACTATGACGCTCAGTTATTAGACATAGACTCTCAAATTAAACAAGCAAGCGCTAATGAAAAATGGCTGCTTTCTAATATGACTAGAGATAATGTATCAACTTTTGAGAGCTTGTTTGCTACTGGTATCATAGGACAAGCATCAACTGCTGCTGTCCCTATAGGTATTAAAGAAACTCTTCTTTTAGGTGTTACTGGTGCTAAAGTATTAAGTTCTGAAGGCGCTCAAAGAGCGTTAGCGGGACAGACAGGCACTCAACAATACTTAAGAGGCTTGGCTCAAGAGGGTTCAAAAATATCTAAATCTTTAGGAGAGCGAGGATTTGCTGTTGCGCCTACGGGAGCTGCCGCAGTAGGTGAAGGGTCAAGACAGCAAATGTTGTTTAGTGGCGAGGTTAAGTCAAGTATTAATAAAATGGACGATAGGACTAAAGCTAAAGTTTACCAAGGGCTGATAAATAGAGGTCAAACAGAAATACTAGAAGCTCAAGATCCTGTGTTTTATAAAGAATTAAAAAGAGCTTATGAGAATAAGCGATAAAAGTTGCCCCTCCGAAGAGGGGCTTTTTAGTCCTACACTATCTCACAGGAGTTACCAACACACGCTAGCTCCTGAGACCCTTCAGTAACATCAGTAGCTTCATTGATGTTCCAATCTACAGTGTCAGGTATTGCCTTGACTAGCTCGTTGTACTGCTCTTCCGTAATTGCCTCATATGGTGCTTGCTCATAAGTATGATCGGAATATGGCAGAAAGCTAACGCCACTAACATCATCGAAATTATTATATAGCCAGTTACCAATAGCAAGGTATTCGCTGTCTCTATAATATACTGTGATACTCGGCTTATGCTCACACCAATGCTCCTGATACATAGTCCACAACTCAAGCTGCTCTAGTCCTGTCTGGTCAGAAGCCATCACAGCGCCTTCAGGGGCTTTCTTAACGAAGGAGAATACCTTGGTAGTGGGTGATAGGTGATCGTTCTCTACAGGCACTCCTGCTGCCTCTAAGACACTACAAAGTGGATCACGACTATCAGCCCTAACACGCCTAATGTAGTGATCAGCGAAGCGTCC